GGGCTTGTGGCTACTCTTCAAGTAGTCAAATAGCATACCTTTAACACAGGTGTGATAAAGATAGCGAACCGCTTATGCGATTGATCCCAACTTACTTAAGTTCAGATTGAAGCTAAACATTACGCTTATATCTTTCCTATAGCAAGCCCCCCGTGGCGGGTTAACGCCGTCGGACTTAATCTAATTAAGGTAGGTTTAACTACTTTAGTTCTGATAAGAACTTTACATAAAGTCAAAGTCTGTATCTTTCCTTTGGTAATTAAGACCTGATCAACCTTAATCTTCCTCAGAATCGATTCAGTCGCTTTCTCTTAATGACAAAAGTCTCTTCTTCTCAGCTTCAGTTGATTTAAATCAATCTTCTAGATTAGAATTAAGTACAGCCCTGAATTTCAAGGTTGCTTGGTGGTTCGATTTAGAAAACGAATCTTCTATATTTGTCGGGAACAGCAGAAAATCTTTAGCTGAAACCTTCATTTTAAAGTAAGTATTTGTCGCCTCTATCGAATTACTAGAATTAGTGTACTCAATTGCTCTTATAGTTTCTGTTACATGAAAAATAACGTTAACTAAAGGGTGATAAGTTCCTTTTTCTAGGTACCAATCTTTGAAGTATTCTTGTTGAAGTCATCTATTTGTGTTCTTAGTGATAGTTACTAATTTCTCATGAATTATATTCATTTGAAAATGTAAAAACATTTCGATCATAAATTGAAAAAAGGTTTCGTCTCTCATATTACATGGGATTCGTCACACTTTTGGGCTTATCCAACGAGGAAACTTCGTATGAACCATGTCTTCTCAATTGTCTTTATACGGATTGATTGAATTAAAATATTTAGTTGTCTTATTTGCTAAATACTTAACCTTTCTCCCTGTAGAAAAACTTTTAATAATACATGACGCAACTTTATCCGTTCCAGTGAAACTATACCCTAAATCCTCACATTTGCTCATAAAATCAGCTATAACTCAATAATGGGTTTTAGCATATGATAAATGTCCAAGTGGCAAGGGAGAAATCTCCGATCCATCTCTGAAAAATCTTTTAGTAAATTCAAAAGAATCTTTCGAAACTAATGATTTAGTTAATTGAATTTCCATTGATAAATCTTTGATAACTTCCATGTAAGATTTAGCTAGTTTCGGGTGTGCTATCACTATATCATCTCCTAATAAACTATAGTATCGTCTGTATGAAGATACCATCCGCGCCTTAGAGGCCGCAGCATAGACTATTAGATGATGAGATAATGCTAGCATTGCTCAAGATGAGTAAGCTCCCATAGGTTGGCCGGTACCATATCGCACAAATTTATTATCTTGGGCAATATAGTAAGGTCTTCCAGTGAGAACTTCACACCAAGCTTCGGAAAACTCTTCTCCAAAGAATGAAACCATTAACCTCTTTTGCAATTGCATTGGAAGTAAATCAGTAGCAGACTTTAAGTCGAGGGATCAGAAACCCTTTGTGTGTGAACTTTTTTGAAGTTCAATCATCTTTTGCACGCCTAAATCTTGGTTAAAGGTAGAATCATTATCTCCAAAACAATCTTTTATCTCCGCCATCAAGGCCGAATGTAAAGGTTTTAGAAATAATTGAGTCCAGTAATCAAGGATAGCAATTACCCTATTTTTACATTCTTTATCAGCAACTACAGTAATTTTTCGTAAAGAAAATTTTTCTCTAGGAGTAGATATATGTTTGTTAAAATGTGGAGGTGTTACCACCTCTGGGTGCTTGATATCGGTTATCGTGTTAATTATTGTTTCAGTTTCGGTACTATCTCTATGAGGACCTGTTAAAATTTTAAAATTTTCTAGGTCTTCTGGAAGTAGCATCTTAGCTTCTTCAATAATAGTGGTCATACTTGGTCCAAAAGGGCCATTTGTACTACGGATAACAAATTTAGGAACACCTAGCTCCGGATTGATAGAAAACTTCTTCTTAAAGTTACTAATAATTCTGTTAGATATAATATTTTCTGATCTAACGTCATTTATAGTTTCTATTGTTGAAGTATCAACTTCACCAACGTCTACAAAGAGCCTTCCTATATTAAGAAGGCTGATTATAGCCCGAAGTGTCGTTGTATCTCGTTCACGAATACTCTTGATGTGGTCCCCGAATCATTGCGGGATTCCATCTTTCGTTTTCTTAACGAGTCTATCAGAAATTACAGGGTCCGAGCTTATATACTTATATAGAATGATTCTATTTTGTTTGAATCATGTGATTGTGGCTTTAAAACCATTATTCTCCATAAGATTTGTAACCTTATGTCTAAATAAAGTATATAGAGTCGAACAGGGTGTTATTTTACAATTAGCTAAGATGTTCTTAACTAACTTAATATGAGATAATCACTTCTTAAGTTTGGTTTTATTTAATTTGAGTATTTTACTCTTATTATTAAAGGCCTTACCCGAGTTGTTTTTATTTTTTATTTTGTTTTTTAAGTTCATTTTAGTTATTGCAAATAATAGCGTTATTAATTTAATGCCTATAATAACACTTTGATCTAACCTTCGTTTCTTATTGGAACTCAGGTTGGTCACACTGTTTCGGCTTAGGCTTGGTTGCTTCGAAAAAGCAGCTTGCGTCACTCGACAGAGCGACTGCTTCATTTCCACGTAAAAATAAC